AAACCTGTGTAGTGGGTATGCTTTTAGCATATCGATTCCCTTCCCCTTGCCGGTGGTGCGGCAAGGGGCTTTTTTGGTTAAATTACATTATACAATGTCTGCAAGACGCAAACTCTCGCGATACTGCTCTGCTTTAGCTATCATTGTAAAGGTTACTGTTGCATTATGGTTTTCTTTTACAATCTTTTCGATTTCTTCAAGCGGAACTTTAAAAAATTCCTTACGACGGTTTACCTTGTTTACCTGATACTGCTTAAATGTTTCGTGCAATATATTCTCAAGCTTTGGAGCATCTTCACTAAATATCATAGCGTGTACATCAAATTCAAACGGAACTGATGCGTCTCCGAGTTCCTTCACTCTGTCCATAGGCTCTAAACGCCTTGTCATTCCGATTTTATAAACGTTTTCGCCGAACGAGCCGATATTTGAAATGACATAAACATAACCTGCTCTTGTATTTTGCTCGCGTTGCATAACGTTTTCTTTATCTTTTTCAAGAAGTTTTAATTTATCTTCAAGTTCATTTATCTTATCAACATAAAGCTGTTTTTCTATATCGGAAGCCTTTTGGAGATACTTCATAAGCTTAGAAATCTCGTTTCTGAATTGATGTTCCTCTTTTTCAAGCTTAACTTTTTCACGCTCGATTTCGCGGCGGACTTTTTCCTCTTCAAGCATCTGTTCCTTGATTGCCTTTTGCTCTTCGCGTTCAGCTTCTTTTTTTAGTTCTGCTGTATGTATTAAATTTAGTTCTTTCAGCTTGATTTCCAAAAGCGCTGTACTAAGCTGCACGCCGTCTACTTCAAATATCCTGTTAAGTGTTTCATAAGATTTTTGCATTTTGCTACGCAGAGAATCTATGTTTTTTACAGATACGGAGAGCAAAATATTATCACATTCGGCATTGAAACAGCGTATGATTTGCTTTGTATTATTGCTATAGGCTCTCTTTTCACCATTCTTTGATTCAGCATTTAATATAACTGCGTTCTCTGACTTTATAAGTTCTTTTTCCTCAAGCTTTAAAAGCGAAAGCTTATTTTTACATTCTTCTGAAGAAAGACCGTCATAATCCGAAAAATCATATGATTTTATAATAATATTTGTTTCAAGTTCTTTTAATTCCGCCTTGCTTTCTTCTATACACTCTTTAATGACATTCAAATCGTGTGAAGCTATAGCCAGATTTTTGTATTTGTACTGTTCTTCTTTTAGTTCGATTTCAAGATTATCCACTATTGCAGATAGTTTTGAAATTTCAGCAGAATCATTTTGTGCTAACATAGATTTAAGTTCCCTTATTTGTTTATTGCGTGCATCAAGGGTGCTTAAAATAATAACAATAAATATAAGTAAGCATAATCCGAGTACAATTACGACAATTATATCACTTGTTAATGGCTCCATTTAGAATTAGTCCTTTCAGTCGTGTTTTTAATTTACTTTGTCTTGCAGTTTTTGTATTTGTGATTTAATAGGGTCAATATAAGAGAAACAAGGATTTTTTGAATTGTGACAATATTCCCAATTATCCTGAAAAGCAATTTTTGCTCCTTCTGAATGATTATAGTGCCATTGCTTTGCATATTCAAATTGTTTAACGCACTCGTTTAATAAGTGTAGCTTTATGTTTGGGTCAGTAGCCTCTCTTGCCTTTTTTGCGGTTTCCAAAAAAATTGCGCAGAGTGCACGCGAGCTTTCTCCATATTTTTCTTCAAATTCAAGTCCAGCTTCAAACTCAGCTTCTGTCCTGTGAAATTTAGGGTTCGGAGATTCCTTCTCTCTTTTTATTGCTTCATCTATCCCTGCTTGCCTTAAATATGCACAGTCGGCATCGGTAATACTCTTACCATCTTTTCGACGTATAATATTACCTTCTCTTATGTAGTTATCCGGATTGATTTCTGATTGCGGAGCTTGTTCAGGCGCGGTATGTTGCGGTTGGCTCGGGTGATGTATGGTGCTTTTTTGTTCCTGCGCGGTGTTATACATTATAGTCAGTAAAGACATTATTTTTGAATCGGTTCCTGGCGAACTCCATAATAAATTTATGTATTCAGTGGGATGAGACATGTCATTGACGGTTATTCTTATGCCGAGACTTGATTTTGCTGTGTGCGTCGTTGATTTTGTTTTTCCTGTGTTCGAACCAACAATTGCGCCGACAGGTCCAAACAGTACATTGCCGACGACCGCGCGTCCTATTCCCTTTTTGCTTTTTGTTATTTGTTCTTCTTTTGTTACTAATTCAAAGGAAATAATGTCCTTGTATGAATGTATGCGTGGATTAATGAGTTGTCCATTTCGTCCGTCAGGAACACACCATACTTGATTTTGCTCATCAATAAGCAGATACTTCTGTACACCGCTTGTAAAATTGAATCGCGGTGCATTCATAGGAGCGGCATTCTGATATGCAGGATAAGCGGGATTGATGTTTGCGTTGCTGTTTCTGCCCAATATTACTCGAATTAAATTGTATAATCCTACTATTCCGAAAATTATAATCGGTACTAATGCTTCTGTCGGATTATTTGAAAGACCGGGAACCGTTAATATCATAACGCCCACAAGTATTATAACTATAGAAACACAAAGAAGCACAATATTTAACGTTTTCTTTTTTGATTTGTCGTTTTTCACAATAACTCTCTCCTTAAAATTTAATCAATTTCTCTTATTAATAATCTCGGGACACCTATAACGCGACAGCATTCAAGTTGTGAACCTTCGATTAATTCTGGCTTATAAATAGGATTGATAGGCACAAGTCTCAGCCAATCCTCGCCCTTTGCATATTCGATTTTTTTAAGCGTTGCGATTTCGTTATCATATATAATGACACCGACATCACCGCTTTCGTTTAATGTTTCTTGTTTTAATATAAGAACCTTATCACCGTTTTGATAAAGTGGATACATACTGTCGCCGACAACACGCAGAACAAAGAAATCACTCTTAGAATGGCCGAGCAAATATGAATCGGGAATATCAACTACATCGCCATTCCAGGATTCAATAGCTATATGGTCGTAACCTGCGGCAACATCGCCTATAACCGGAAATGTTGTATATTCTTCGGTTATATTTGGGGAAGGGAAGTTATCGGCAAAGGTTTTATGTTCTCTTTCCATAGGCACATCAAACCCCATTAACCACGCTTCTGAAACATTTAAAGCTTCTGCAATAAGTTCAACCCTATCTTGTTTTGGCTCGAATGCGCCTGAAACATATTGACTAATTGCGCTTTTCGGAATTTTTGTAATAGAAGATAGTTCCGCCTGTTTCATCCCGTTTATTTTTAGCGCACGTTTTAATCGGGTAGAACAACTTTCTTTTTTCATTAAAATCACCGCCTACAAACATATTTTAACATACAAGTTTAGAAAAATCAATATATTTTTTTGAAAATAATAAAAAAAGTTTAGAAAAATATAATTTTGTACTTGACAAACAGAAATTTGTATGGTAAAATAAGTTTAGAAAATCTGAACGGAGGGAGGAAAGATGATGCCATATAATTATGATAAATTGCTTGGAAGAATTAAAGAAAAAAAGTATACACAAGAAACAATTGCTAAGGAAATAGGAATGCAGGCGGCGACTTTAAGTCAAAAACTTAATAACAAAGCAAAATTCAAACAAGGAGAAATATCATCTATATGCAATCTGCTTGATATTTCAGACAATGAAATAGGGGCATATTTTTTTGCTCATTAAGTTCAGAAAATCTGAACTTAGCAAAACGGAAGCGAGGTGAGATGAAATGGAATTAATCAAATTAATTTGTCGGAAAATTGAAATATATATGCTCCGCAGAGAAGCTAAACTTGCTGAGAGAGAAAAAAAGCCTTTTAGGGAGAAATACCCGAATTTCCCCCTGTATTTTTCCGCGATAGCAATGCTTATTGCGCTTATTGCACAATTTGTTGCTATATTGAAAGCCTAAGACTTATTATAGAAATCATGATTGCTATAACAGAAATGATTACCGGAATCCTAAAGCGCCAACTATCTTTGAAAATATATTCAAGGCACGCTCTTCCTTTAACGGATATAGAGAATGGGGTTTTTAATCCAATGGGTTCGCCCGGTTTTATATTGGAATCTGTTTCTATAAAATCGTTTGAGAATAAGTAAAATAGTTTATCGGCAACATTGAGTTCATCTATAGATAATAACAGCGCAATGTCGCAACACGATAAATGGTCCCTTTTTGCAAGTGTTTTTAATATCATTCTGCAATCTCGGTCAATATCATACATTATAATTCACCTCGCTTTCGAGGTTGATTATAACATATGGTAAATTAAATTACAAGAAAGTGAGGTGAAACAGAATGGGAAAGACATTGAGGAGAGTTGCAGATATAGACACAACTCTCTACATATATTATTCAAGCTATGAC